GAATGACTAGATTGCACATATATATTAGAAATTTAGATATGAGCAATTTAACTTTACAATCAAAGATAGTTTATGATAATAAAGATTATTTTCCTAAAGTTATAAATCAAATAGATGGTAGGACAGCTTTTTTAGAAATCATTTGTGAAAATAAAGATTAATGGGTTTTTCATTTGGACATAGAGGTAGAAGTGTTTCAGCAAAATTAGCTGGAACAACTGGCACAATGAATCGTGTTGGTGTTAATGTTATTGGAATGAAAGAACTTGATAATTTTATGGCACAATTTCCAAGACAATTAAACAATCCTAAAAACTTAACAAGAATATTTAGAGAAAACTCAAAGCCTTTACAAGATAAAATAAAACAAAAAATTTCTGGAATGCCTTTTAAAAAAGGAAGTGTTGGATCAACAACATTAGAAAAATCGGTTGGTTTTATAACAACAAAAGCTACGAGACGAATTGGAGGGGGTTATGTTGGTTTGAGAGCAAAAGGGGCATTTAGTATTAAAAGCGGAAAAAGTGGTTTTTATGGAGCATGGATTGAAGTTGGAAGAGATGCACAAAGCCCAACTTATAAATGGGGACCAGCAAAACCATTTATAAAACCAGCTTATGAAGAAACAAAAAGAGGATTGATGGCAAACATATTAATAGATGCTAGAAAAGTAATGTTGAAAGAAAGTAAAAAATTAGCTAAATTTGGAACATTAGGATATTCATAAAATGCAGATAGGAAAATCAATATATAATATTTTAGCAAATGATAGTGATGTAAGTGCTTTGGTTGGAACTAGGATATTTCCTAACGTAGCACCGCAAACAACTACATTTCCTTTTATCATTTATGATGTTACTGGAGTAAGTCCAAATGACACAAAAGAAGGACCAAGTACATTAGACACAAATGATGTAATGATTTCTTGTTATAGCGAAACATATTCTCAAGCATCTGATTTAGCTCAAAAGATTAGAGTTGCAATGGATAGAATAAATGAAGGAATTTATGGTGATGAAACAATTCAATCAAGTCAATTTCAAAGTTACAATGATATTTTTGATGACACTAGCGGTGATGCTGGTATTTATAGAAAGGCTTTAGATTTTGAGATTAGACAAATAAATCCAACAAATTAAAAAAATAAATATGAAAATAAAATTAGAAAAAAATTGGAGGGCTTTTGGACAGGTAAATGAAGCTGGAACAATTATGGAAATTAAAGATAAAAAAACTATTGCATACTTAAAAGACAATGGTTATATTAAAGATAAAAAAAATAAAAAAGAAAAAAAGGCAAAAGAAATAATTGCCGAAGAAAATAATTAATTAATATAAAAAATAAAAAGAAATGGCTATTTTAAATGGAACTGAAATAAAAGTTTATAGCTCTGGTACAACTAACCTTGTTGCCTTTGCTCAAAACTGCACATTGAATGTAAATCATTCACCTAGAGAAATAACAAACAAAGAAAGCTCTGGATATAAAGAAATTTTAGAAGGATTAAGAGATTTCTCTATTGACATTGATGGTGCTTATGCATGGACTGACGCAAGTGGAACAGCTTTAACAAATGGAGCTGATGACTTAGTTAATAGTAATATATTAACAAGAGCCTCAGTTGATTTTATTTTTGGTGATACTGGGGCAACTAGTGATGTTAGTTATTCTGGAAGTGGTTACATTACATCTGTAAGTTTAACTGGCGGTACTGAGGACACTGCAACATATTCACTAACTATTGGAGGAACTGGAGCTTTAACTCAAACTGTAACATAATAACAAAGGTGATTAGCTTAGGCACTGATTTTTGTTTAGTGCCTTTGCTATGATCCTTCTAAACTAAACAAAAAAATGAATTATACTTTTATAGAAATAGATAAGAAAAAATATCCTATTAAATTTGGATTTAATGCATTAAGAAAATATTCATCTAAGACAAATACAACATTACAAGATTTAGACAAACTTGGTGTTAACATGACTTTAGATAATGCATTAAATTTAATTTATTGTGGAATAGAGGATGGTTATAGAGCTGCAAAACAAGAATGTGAATTAACTATTGATGACTTAGCGGATTTAATTGATAGTGATTATGATTCTATTGCAAAAGCTATGGAAATCCTAGCGGAACAAATGGGAGGTGATACTGAAAAAAAGCAAAAAGCCAAGAAGTAAAAGAAAAACTTTCTTGGCGTAAACTTGAAAAAATTGCTTTTGGATATTTAGGAATGGGAGTTGATGAATTTTACGACTACCTACCTAAACATTTTTGGATTAAGTTAGATGGCTTTTATGAGCTTGAAAACATTAGAGAAAGAGGAAGGTGGGAAAGAACAAGATGGCAAACAACTTTGTTATTAAATATACAAATAGCAAAAGGTAAAAAGTTAAAGCCAACTGACTTGATTGAGTTTGAATGGGACAAGAAACAAAAAGAGATTGATTATAAGAAGTTGAAAGAGAAAGCTGAGTTTATAAAAAAAATGAGTGAGCATAAAAGTAAATAAAAAATGGCATTAGGATTAGTAGGTAAATTAACAGTAATGTTTGGAGCTGATTTTCAAGGCTTTGATAAAAGTTTACAAAACAGTCAAAAAAAATTAAATAAATGGAGTAGAGATGCTGGAAGAATAGGAAACCAATTAACTACTAATTTAACTTTGCCAGTTGTTGCATTAAGTGGAGCTGCAATAAAATTAGCATCTGATTTTGAAGAATCATTAAATAAAACAAGAGTAAGTTTTGGAAAAGCAAGTGCTGATGTAGAATCATTTGCAAAAACAACATTAGATAGATTTAATATTGCTGAAGGATCAGCTCTAGAAATGGCATCATTATTTGGTGACATGGCAACATCAATGGGCTTAACTCAGCAAAGCGCAGCTAATATGAGTATGGAATTAGTTGGCTTAGCTGGTGATTTAGCATCTTTTAAAAATGTTCAAATAGACGTAGCTCAAACAGCTTTAAAAGGAGTTTTTACTGGTGAAACAGAGGCTCTTAAAAACTTAGGGGTTATTGTTACAGATAGTGTTTTAAAGCAAACAGAATATTTCAAATCATTAAATAAAACTTGGAATGAATTAACACAACTTGAAAAAATTCAAATAAGATTTAATGAAGTTTTAAGGCAAACCGCAAAAGCTCAAGGTGATGTTGTTAATACATCTGATAGTGTTGCAAATAGAACAAGACGATTACAAGAAAGTTTAAAACAATTAGGGGAAGAGTTTGGTAAAAATTTATTGCCTCTAGCAACAACTTTATTAAAAACATTAAATAATTTAGTTAAAAGTTTATCCTCAATGAGTGATGAAACAAAGCAAACAATAATAAATGTTGCTTTGTTAACTGCGACTTTAGGACCAGTCGCAAAAGCATTACAAGCTATTTTTACTATTTTAGAGAAATTAATAATATTTATACCTAAACTTTATAGAATTATAACTGGACCAATAGGAATAATAGTTGCTTTTGCAAGTTTATTTTATAAATTAAATGACATATATGATATAACTGGAAAAGTTAAAGATAAATTTAATGAATTAAAAACCGCAATATTTGGAGTTAATGAAGAGGCTAAAAAGCTAGATACATCTTTAATGGAAAAAATTGGAGCAACTGATCCTTCTGATATTAGAAAAAGAATGATGGGTGCTTTTGGTAGCGGAACAAAATTTGGTGATTTTGATCTTGGTAAACCAAAACCAAAACCAAAACCAAAACGTAAAGGAACTATGATGGCTCCAATGGATTTATTGCCATTACAAAAGTTAAATGTTGAATTAGATAAACTACCAGAAAAATTAAAAAATGTTGAAGCTCCTTTAAGAAAAATGACACAAGCTCAAAAAGAATTAAATGCTGCAACACAATTATTTGGTGATGTTATGTTTAATGCAATGATGGACGCTGCAAATAGTCAAGAAGGATTTTTTAGTTCCTTTGTTGAAAATATGAAAAAAGCAATTAAACAATTACTTATACAATTGGCTGTAATGACTGCAATAAATATATTACTTGGAGGAAAAGGAATGACATTAGGCAAAGCGTTTTCAGCTGCAAAAACATCAATTTTAGGTTTACAATCTGGAGGATTAGTTACTGGTCCAACAATGGCTTTAGTTGGT